TATCCAACCGCTACCAAGCCTAGTAGTAGAGCCGCCTTGGATGCTGCCAGCTCCAGCTACGAACTTGACGCACGTCGCGTCGGATGCGTTCACCATGGCACTCCACGTCGCCTGAGTCAGCGGTGGGGAAACAATGGTGCACTGGTACTTCTCAAGCGTACCACTGAAGCAACCGTCAGCCTTGATTCCGAGACTTGGCATGCTAGTCCTCTACCGAGCTTCGAGGCCTGAACCTGATAGCGACTGAGTTGATGCCGAGGGTTCCGCTCACGGCATCTGAGTGGCACGCTACGCCTGCGGCGTCAGCCTCAAACGAGCCAGATACCACGACCTTCGCGTTCTTCAGCCGCTTCCCAAGCTCGAACTTCTCTATCTCACCACGCTGCTTCGTTGGTGACTTCGATACCTTCGCGCACTGCGTTCCAGTCTGAGCGTTGATGAGGGTGACGCACACCGGGTGTTCATTGTGCTCGTTGTCTATCTCAAGAACAACATCACGGATGTACTTCTCGTTGCTTCCAGAGCCGAAGTTCAGATTGTCGAACTCAAGTTTCCAGCAGATGGCCGCAGTCCCCTTCATGCCACAGTCGGTCAGCCCATAGGGGAAGACGACAATCTTGTTGTAGAAGTCAACCGAGCTGAAACAGTCGAACACTGAGATGTACAGCCTGTCCGTCACCTTGCTCGCAGCCATGGAGATGAGCGGGTTGTTGTAGCAGACGTAGTTGAACTTCAGCGGATACCATGCCTTGCGCTTCATGTCGTACAGGTAGATGCTGGCCCCGAGCCGCAGGAAGAAAGAGTCACGGAACATGGCCGTGTCGATGCAGTTGCTCGTCGGCCTGAAGTCGAAGCAGTTGATGCGCTTGTCGATGGCCGTGCTCTCCTGTGAGAGCGACAGCGACTCATCCAGCTTCATGACCCGGACGAACCCATCGGGCGCCCGGCCAAGGAAGTAGATGTCGGAGAGGTACGTCTGGATGGCACGGTGGTGGATGGCCCCGACGCCCGTGTAGATTGTCTCGATACGGGCACCGCCTTCCACATCGTGCGGTGAGCTTGCGTCTGGCCACTGCCACATCATGATGCGGTCAGTGAAGAAGAGGAGCAATCCGTTCTCGACTCCAACCATCCCAGTCAGATACGAGCTTGGGCTAGTCGCCACCGTGAGCTGGTTCCCATCGGCAGCTCCAATCATGGCGTTGTCCAGCGGGCGCCAGTACATGTAGCGCGGGTGGCAGCGGGTGTCGTCCACGGAGTGGTAGACAATCTCGGTGAAGGTGCCGTTCTTCTTCTTGTACATCCCGGCGAAGACCCGGCCCTTGTGATAGGTGAGGACGTTCGCGTATGGGACATGGCAGCTGCACTGTAGATAGCACGGCGTGGTGGTTGGAGCATAGCCGCCAGCCCACGTCCCGCGTCGGTAGCAGCCGTCATGGAAGTTCCACTGCCTGCGCTTCCACGTTCCCCTCGGCGGGGTTCCAGTTCGGTTGTAGTACCACGAGAGGAAGCAGGCATAGCACTCCCAGCAGCTGATGCAGGGCTTGTTGTACACCCAGTACCAACAGACGTTCTTGTACGCCTCGGTGCAGTACGGGGTCTTCCCGCAGTAGCAGCCGAGCAGGTTCTTGCGCAGCGTGCACACATCGTTGTACCAGCCGCTGTTGGCCCAGCAGTGAGCACAGCGGAAGTTGAAAGCAACTGAGACACCGACGCAGCTCTCCTCGCCGCTCTTGTCCACTGCCGGGTAGAGGTGACACCCAGTACACTGGTAGCACGCATAGGCGAGGTAGGCGTTCGGCCCCTGACCCATGATGAACATGGCATCGCTCGACTGAGCGAAGGCGTAGGGTGGTGCCCCGAGGTTGTAACAGCGGTAGACGCACCCGGTGTAGTGCTCAGCGATTCCAGCCAGCTCGTCAGTGAGAACCATGACGAGGTGGCAGATGCAGCCACCGCCAGTCTGGATGTTGCCAGAGATGTGCTGCTCCCAATGAGTGGCCCCGGAGCACAGGACACAGTTCACGTCGAGAGGCACATACACGTGCGTCAGCTTCGAGCAGCTCGCCAAGATGATTTCGTCACGGATGGCAGTACAGGTAGAGTCACGGACTCCAACAATCTGGACAGGCACCTCGGTGCTGCACACCATCCAGATGCAGGCGACTCCACCGCGCAGTGTCAGTCGGCTCTTGTTGCTGTCGGGGACGAGGTTCAGCGAGTCACTGAACTGCCCCTCTTCAAGGTCAGCAGCCTCAGTGACCCCGCCGATGAATGACTCGAACGCGAGCTTCTCTTGTTCACGCATTACGCAGCACCACCATAGGTGGTTGAGGACGAGTACAGTCCGGGTGGAATCATCGCTACCTCGGCTATGGTCTCGTCGTACAACCGCTTGAAGTAGTCGGCTGATGCGAACTCCTCGTCCTTGGCCTTCATCAGATGAACAGCGTAGTACACCGCTGCGTCAATCATCAGGTCGGACAAGTGAGGAGTGTCGGTGCAGGCAACCAGCTTCTGGAACTCTGGCCTGTACCGAATCTTCATCTGGTAGACGCAGCCGCATGGTGCGTCTGGAATCGGGTAGAGGTGGATGACGTTGCCACTCACCCAGAAGTCGGTGGGCGTGGCGTAGGTGTCGGTGCAGTTGTCCCACTCGGTGTACGCAACGGCGGTGAGTGGTTCGTCGTCAATCCACACGGAGTCAACAACCGCGTTCCCGTTCACCAGCTTGGCGTCAGGAATCATGTACCCCTCGACGGAACACGAGGTGTTCCTGTAGATGACGGAGTACTGGTAGTTGACGGCGCCGAACACACGTGCGAGCGCTGAGTTGATGATGTCAGTGACTTCGGTGCACGGGAAGAGGGAGCTTCCTGAACTCTCCTTCGCCAAGTAGTACACCCGTTCCCTGATGTCGCTCAGGCTGAGAGTGGTATCTTGGATGGTCTCAGGCATGATGGCCCCCTACTCGTTCTTGTGGATGTCGAAGTCTTCCCGTGTCCAACCGCCGATGGCCGAACAGTCCCGACTCCACGGCGCGATGGCATAGCAGTCTCTACTCCAGCATGCTGTAGTGGTAGAGTCCCCATGCCAGTTGATGGTCTTGACCTTCGCGGCCAGACCAGAGGCGGTGGCCTGTCCTACGCCGGGCCACACTGCGTTCCTACCTATTGTAGCACGACAGCCCGATGCGCGTGCGGGCCTAGATGCACGGATGAGCTTGTGCACGTTGCGCGTGAGCGTGATACAGACGGTTGTTCCGTCTGCACACGCCAGTCCAGTTGCAATACCAACCGCAGAAGCGGAGATTACGCTAGCGAAACGGCCACAAGCCGTGGCGTTTCCGCGTTGGACAGTCTCATAGGCTTCCCCAGCAGCAAGACCGATGACGATGACCGTGCAGCTGCATCCACCAGTGGCCTGACCAACGGCGAGGTAGGCCGCTGATACGGTGTCGATGTGAACGTCAGCTCCCTCGGCGGTTGCTGAGCCGATGTCTACGCAGGCGCTGTTGCCACCAGTGGCATCAGTCGCGCATCCATCAGCAAGTGCGCATCCAACATCGCTACACCACACTGCTTCGGCAGTGACGTAGACGCAGTTAGACCCACCGCTGGCTTCTCCTGTGCCAACGTCAACATCAGCGGATACCCCGATTCCAGCTGGGAGACCGCAGGCTATGGCACATCCAGTGCAGACAAGCAGGCACTGGCTCCAAGGAGACACGTCTGCCGTGAGTCCATCGGCGTGCGCCTCACCCACCTCTGACGCAGTACCGTGGTAGAGCGTGTAGCAGTACTTGACCGTCAGCTTCGGCCAGTAGCACGAGCAAGCATGGTTTCGTGAGTAGACGCGGGCAGACGCGGCGTTGTTGATGAACCCATGAAGCTCAATCCCCATCTTGTTCCCATTGGCCCAACCGGGACGATGGAGCACCTGTTCGAGAGCGCGTCCTACACACTTCATGCACACGTAGTTGTTCGCTGAAGCAGCGGGGATTACCCCGGTGACACACTCAACCTCAGATGCGAACCAGCAGTTCGCCTGCGCATAGCAGGTCGGATAGCTGGTCTCGTTGTCTGTGGCCTTTGGGTCTACTCTGACGCAGATAGCGGCATTGTTCAGTGATGTCCTGAAGCGCATCCACGAGCAGACGATGTGAGCATCGCGTTGCACGTTGACGGGTAGAATGATGCCCGTGTAGTACGGGATACCAGCGCTGCGCTTGCCGATTCGCAGGTACTGGCACGAGTTGCTGAACGTGTTTGGTGTTGAGTACACTATCCAGTCGCTGCACCCATTGGGCGAGTTTGTGACCGAGCACCCAGTAGCGTGGATGTCTGCACCAAGGTGGCCGATGGCATCGGTGCTCGCCTGACCAACGGTGGCGTTCACTGTTGGCGATACGGTGATGGTCGCTGACAGTCTACACCCTGTTGCTTGGCCTACCGTTGACAGGACACAGGCTGTCGCAGCAGCACCAACCTTCAGGCCTACGATGAATCCTACGTTGCCTGCGATACCGCTTGGCATCTGAGAGCAGTAGTTGTGCGCACCACTCTTCATAGTGGCTGTGGCGTAGACGGTCTGCCTGACTCGGCCAGTATAGAGGTTGTTCACCTTGGTAACAAAGCACGCCGAAGGATTCGACCAGCAAGACACAGATGGGTACATGTACGATGTGAAGCCTATGACTAGCAGGGCGCAGGAAACCGTGATGCTTCCAGTCTTTGTCTTCTGGTTGTACGAAGTGCAGACGTAGATGTTCGATGCACAGACTGGGTTGGTGGCGTCTGCCCCAGCGAATGAGATGATGATACCTGAGTGACGCCCAACGCACTTCCACTTGAAGATGTTGTTCCCGGTTGGTATCGACTTGTTGTAGTACAGACGAGAGCCACCAGAGTTTGCGCTTCTCAGACACGTCCATCCAGTTGGGACTGTACAGATGACACCGCTCTGGGTGTTCTGGATTATGGCTACGCCGACCTTGCCAGCTGAGTTAGTTGCTGCAAGGACTGTACACCTAGTGAAGCCGTCGCTACCACCAATGTGTGAGCACCAATACGTGATGGCCACTACGCAACACCACCAGACGCAGCGAAGCCCACGGCGATTGCCGCAGGCTCCGCGATATGTCGGATGTCACGTACTGATGTCGGCGCTCGCGCCCTCTTGGGCGTTGCGAATCGCGTGATGGCCCGACCTATGCTTCTGACGAGCATGGGAGCGGGGAGCGTGAGGCGTGCGGCTGACACCGCAGCGCAGTGACCCTCGCAGGTCGCTTGCCCTACGGATGCCGACACACTCGCATCAACCCGCTCAACCATGCTAACCGTTCCACTTGACGCGCAAGTACGCACCGTTGGCGTCGGTCATGTCCAGCTTGAACGCACCAGCCGTGGATGAAACGGCGCACGGCGTGGCGCCGTCACCGAACACCATGTAGCCGATGAGCTTGTCCGAGCCAGACGTGGCGTGGCATGCGTGCAGAACAGCGGCCCCTGCTGTGGTGGTGACGCACTTCCAGCAGATGGGGTCAGTACCACGCAGCTCGATGTAGCAGCCGTTCTTCACGGCGGTGAGCGTGGTGGCCTTCCCCTTGCTGGCGTAGCAGTTGCTCGCACTAATCTGCTTGCCGCAGACACACGACCAGTTGCATGCGGTACACGACGCACGGAAGCATTGGGTCATCAACGCGACCTTCTTGCCCGCTGCGTCAAGGTCGATACAACCCTTCATGACCAGCTGCATCCCGGTAGCGTACCACTTCCATGTGTTAGCCATGTTGTGGCCTCTCTACGAGTCGGCGTGGGGGCCAGCCGTAGCCAGCCCCCTCACCAAGCGGGACTTGGCTAGATGGCGCCAGAGAACCCAAGGGCGTACAGCCACTGGGGGCGAAGGACGCCGCCACCGTAGACGTGCAGGCCACGAACTCCGTCTGCGAAGTGACTCTCAAGGCGCACGTTCTCCACCTTGGAAATCTTGTCGCAGAACGCAGCCGAACCCTTGACGCCAGCGATGGCCCGGTACAGGTTGGAGCAGAGAATGGCGCTTGCGGAGCCAGTCTCGGACGGTGCACCAGTCGCGGTGTCGAACACCGTGAACCCGGAGCGCGGCAGGATGACAAGCTCGAAGCCTGCAATCATGCCGATGCTACCACGGTCACGCATCCCGGCCTGCCCAGCGCTGTTGTTGGCAACGAAGCGCGGGTCAGTCAGGACGAGCCGCTTGGCCAGCGGGGGAACAACCACGAAACGGCCATCCTCGGGAGCGAGGTTGTCGTCCATGTACGTTCCGAGCTGGACGAGGCGGTTGTAGAAGGAGCAGGTCGAGGTCATGCAGCCGCACTTCCAGAGCCAGCCGCCACCCGTGGTGGAAGCCAGCGTGCAGGACTTCTTGGTGGGCGGGGCCACGAAGTAGCCCTTGCCCGAGCACCCGGTGCAACCAGACGAGCCGCCCTTCCAACCCCAGCAGTCCGAGGTGGCAGAGACAGCCGCATCGTGCATGAGGGCGTACAGGTAGGCATCGGTGCGCTTGGCCAGAGCGATGCCAGCTTCCTTCGTCAGCTCAGCGACGTAGGCGGGCTTGCTCTGCGCAACCTCGATGTCCTCAACGCGGAAGGCGAAGTAATCCGCGTTGGTAATCTGGATGTGCTTGTGGTTGTCGGTCACGGTGCAGTACACGATGGCCGCAGTAGCCTTGTTCAGCTGGTAGCAGGCCGCGCTTACGGCACCGACACCAAGCACGTTGACGGTATCGCCAACGCCCTTGATTTCGCCCTCGTACTCACGAGTGGTGAGTGGGGCGAGCACCTGCCGGGCGTACAGGTTGCTCAGAAGCCTCGCGCTCCAAATCTGGGGCACGAAGTTCGGAGTCTTGTACGCGCAGTGGGTGGTGGTGGTGAGCATGCATCCACTGGGCATAGTCTCACATTCCCTTCGGGAACTCGGGAGAGGCTATGAGGTGTAGCTGTCGTAGATGGCTGCGAAGTTCTTCTGGAAGTCCTCGTCGCTCATCGCGGCGATGTCTTCCTCGGAGTACTTCCGCTTCCCGCCAGCTGAATCAGCCCGGCGAGACTTCGGAACAGCTGCCCTCTTGCCCCTCTTGATGTCTTCTGTCAACTTCTCGGCCTTCCTGTCCTGAACTTGCTCGAAGTTCATGTCCCGGTACGCGGCCTTCAGGTTCATGATGCGGTTCTCCGTGGCGTGCTGGAGAATCTCATCATCATCGAAGTCGGGTAGTCCCTGAGCGTTGACCCACTTGTGAACCTCGCCCAGCTCCTTCTCGATGGCGATGGAAGTCTGCACGTTCGTCAGCTCCTGCTTGACTTGCGCCAGCTCGCTTGACGGGTCACTCCCGGCGTTCATGAAGTAGCCTTCGATTGCAGCTACCAAACCGGGGTCACTCTCAAGCTGGTCGCGGAGCCGACTGAGCGGGGCCAGTTCGTCCCGCATGCGCTGAACTTCGCGCTCCTGAGTGGAGAGGTTCTGCGTCTTCTGAGTGAACTTCGAGTAGGTCTTCTGCACGTCATCCGGGTCAAGGTCTTTCGCCCAATCCCACGGGCCGGGAGCTTCACCCTCGTCTACGTCTTCAACCTCTTCGACTTCATCCTCAGAGAACTCGTCGCCTTCCACCTCTTCGATGTCCTGCGTTTCGTTGTCAAAGTCTTCGGGCATGTCGCCACTCTCCTTCTGTGAGCCTACGGGCGCATTGGTGCAAGCACTGCTCGTCCCCGCCGTTCCTCACTCGTTGGGTGGTGCTAGGCCATCGGCCCCTGCATGGCCATCGCTAGTTCTTCCGGGGTTGGTTGCGGGGGAGCTTGCTGAGCTGCCATCTGCTGCTCCAGCATGGCCATCTCTTCTTCTGACGGCCCCGGCTGCTGTTGCATCTCAGGCTGCTCTTGCTCCTCTTGGGGCGCTTCCTGTCCCGGTACTTCTTGAACGGCTTCGGCCATCGCAGATTCGAGGCCGGGAAGCCGTGAAAGCCTGACAAGGTACGAGTCTGGAACCATGACGCCGTTGTTCCGTAGCTCAATAGCACGCGACATGAGACCCGCTGTGTCAATCGGTGTGGTCGAACCGGGCACTACGTGGATGTCGAACTTCCACTCGGCCAAGTCCTTCTTGTTCAGCTCGAACATCTCGAAGCCGCCAAGCATCTTCTTGTTCCTGATGGTGCGCTTGTCGCTCCAGTACTCACTCACGATGTCGAGCCATATCCTGCCAAGGTCTTCCAGTCCTTCTTCAACCCTGCGCTGGCGCTCGCGGGTACGGACTTCTCCCGCCTCTTGCTGCATCATGGTGGTCTGGACTGGCTGACGGCTGGGCACGATGCCGCGAAGCACGTCCTCGAAACCAGTCACCTTGTCGAACGCAGCCACCTGTGATTCCAGCAGCTGGAACACGTGACCCGGAAGTGGCTGTCCCGCATCGCGGCGTACCTCAGTACCCGGATGCTTCACAATCGTGTCACGCGGCCCGTACCCGGCAAGCGTCGTCGGGGTGACGCCAGAGGTGCTGTCCGTAATCCAGATACCGTGTACCAACCAGAGGCCGTTGTCGATGATGGTGCGCATAATCTGGTTGATGGTCTGCTGGATGCCAAGAACCTTGTGTACCGTGGCGTCCCCGAAGAACTCGGCTGGCCTCGGTATCTCCACAAACCTTACGTAGGGCCACTGTGAGTAAGGGTTGGCCTTGTCTTCAAGCTGGATGCCGCCGTTCGGCCCGCCCTTCACGAACAGAGTCATGCGGCCTGTCGGGTAGCGAGAGACCACATCACCATCTTCGTCCTCATCTATTGTAGCATCGGTGTACCAAGCCTCGTACACATCGACGTACTTGCCGCTGTCTCCAGTGACCGGGCCACGGCCCCTGTCACCTCGGCGTTCGTTGTACTCAGAGGTGCTCGCAGAGGCGTAGCACTTCACGCAGGCGTACACGTCCGGGTAGCGTTCCTGCACCCAGCGCAGCGTGACCGGGTGATGCTCGATGATGTAGCTCGCGTCCTGCACACTCGTGGCCGCTGGGTCAGGGAAGATGTACCACGGGCTGAGTACTGTAGTCTCTATCTGACCGATGCCACTAGCGGAGATGTTCTCTGGGTCAAACGCGGCCTTCATCAGCCCGGTGCCGTACAGGAACACGTACTGGAGAACCTGCGCCAGCTTGCTCTGCATGCGGTTGTCAACCCAGAGGAAGTCGAGGAGCATGTCAATCTTGGCCGCAGCAGCAGTGATGATGTCGCTGGACGCCGTGCCTACGATGCCCTGTGTCTCTGCCAGCTGCTTCTCCTGCGTGGCAAGCTCCATCAGCTCTTTCGGGATGATGGCTGGAACCACGTCGATGCCCCACTTGTTGTCGGAGAGGTAGCCACGCATGGTCTCCACGAACTCGAATATCTTGTTGAAGACGGGTTCGCTCTGGAACCACGCAATCTTCGGTATGCCCTTCCACTGCTCTCCGTTGTAGAACTCCCGCGCCTTGTCCCAGTACTTCTCGTAGTCCTCGCGTGCCCTCTTCGATTCCTCGAAGCGCTTGAGAAGTGTTTGGATGTCTGGGGCGTCGGACTGCTTGGTATCAGGCATGCGAACTCCTTACAGTGAGCGCCAGTCGTGTTTGACCTTCGGCTCGAACGGGTTCCAACCCTTGAACATCGGTTCGGCCTCGTAGTACGGGACGGTCAGCGCACCCTCGACTGCCAAGTACACGGCAGATACCGTGTCGTCGTGGTGCTGGCCGCTGGCCTGATACTTGCCCTTGTCCTTCTCGTAGGTCGCCATCTCGTTGAGGATGACATCGCTGTAGATGAGGAGCGGCTTGTCTGCTGAAGCGAACGCCCTCTTCATCTGAAGAACCACTCGGGGCTTGCTGGTGCTGGTGGCGTAGAAACCGGGGACGAGCGTCGGGATGTCGGTGATGTTCGCCCTCTGCTGCCTACGGTACAGCCACGGGTACGCTACCTTCAGGTCTTGGATGATGATTTCGCTGGCCTTGTTGACCTCGACGACCACCCAAGCGTTGTTGTAGAAGCGGCCCAGAGACTGGATGACGTTGCCGTAGTACTCGGTCTCAATCTTGGCCCGATACAGGCCGACTACTTCGTATGTGTCCACATCCAGTATAGCAGACGCTGACCAGTCACCATCTACCAGACCCTCGGAAACGTCGCTCCCGATGGCGTAGTGGTGCCCATACTCAGGCTCCTTCCACATCATGAAGTTGCCCATCGGGTCTTCCGTGAACCCATACTCGTTCTCGTCGTTCAGCTCCACGTTACCGACCTTCATCTCTACCTTCTTGGCAATCTCCTTCATCTGTCTGATTGCCTCGGTGGGGAAGACGGAACGTGACGTTGACATGAACGCCTCGTCCGGGTTGTGCGGGAACGCTTCCATGTAGCCCTGCATGTCGCCAGCGAAGTCAGACTTCATGGCGGCTAGGTAGCTCTCGGTGTAGTCTGGGTGCCTGTCTGCGCTGTAGAACAGCGGCTTGAACTCGTTCTTGCCAGCCTGCGCATCGAACCACAGCTCAGCGAACAGGTTGCCGAACCCGGCGCTCGTGGAGATGATGATGACCTGAGACTGTTCACCCAGCGACGGCTTGATGGCCCGCCACGCCATGCGGTCTTGGTCTTTGCGTGCCAGCTCGTCAAGGATGTACAGACCCGGCGCCGTTCCGTGTCCCGCTGCCTTGGACGATGAGATGGCATGGATGGCGCTACCGTTGCTGAACTCGATGAGCGAGTCGTTGTCCTTGCGGCCCCTGCCGCCGAGCACCACGTCACCAACGATGTAGGTGGGAAGGTTGTACCAGATGAACCTGAATCGCTCCATCTGCTCGTTGACTTCCTTCAGGCCGATGCTCGTCATGTAGATGTGGAAGTTCTTCTTGAACAGCGCACACCACACGGCGTAGGCCATGACCAACCACGAAAGGCCCATCTGCCGGGCCTTGAGCACGATGACCTTCTTCCCGTTCTGGAACTCCTCGGCAGCTTCGACCTGAAACTCCCAGAGCTTGAACGGTATCGGGTCTCCACCTTCCTTGCGCCACATCATCGCGTAGTGGTTCACGAAGTACGCGAAAGAGCGCTCGCAGCGCTTGCGCTCCAGCATCTGGTGGGCTATGAGCTGCTTGGACGTGAGGTTCTCAACGTCAACAGCTTGATAGACGGGAAGGCTCACTCGTCGTCTTGCTCCTCTAGGTAGGCCTCAAGTTCCTCTTCGCTCATCCCGGCAAGCTCCTGCTCGTCTTCCTTCTCCGGGTCAGGGTTGTCGAACGCTGACTGCGGGGAAATCTGGAGCTGCTCCGCAAGCCACTTGGCTGCGTTGAGATTGCCGTTGATGGCGTTCTGCTTCTGGGCCAGCATGATGGTCTTCCAGTCGTCAGGGCTGACGAGGTTCTGGATGGACTGCAAACGCTCGCGCTGGAACTCGAAGTCTTTCTCCCAGCGCCAGAGCGTGGCCCGGTTGATGCCGTGCTTGATGGCGAAGCATCCCCTCGTCCTCGGGAGACCCCTTGCCACACGAGCATCGGCGTTCGGGTAGTTCAGCCACTCGGCATAGAGGTCACGGATGACCTCGTTCGCCGTGAACCTGCTCTTACTCCCCATCGTTCCATCCCTCACTGAGGTAGGGGTTGAAGCCTTCCCTTAGAGCGATGGCTTCCCTGTCCTTGTTGTGCTGCTCAGCCAAGTCGGAGTTTGGGTGATGCAGGCCTACGGCCAGAGGTTCGGCCTCTTCGTCGTTCTGGATGGCCGGGTGGAGCAAGCCGTCCTTCGGCGTCCTGATGGCAGCTACCACCAGCTCGATGGATTTCACTATCAGGATGAGCACGTAGACGATGGCCGCGAGAGCCATTACCACGAGCGAACCGATGAGGTAGGGAACCATCATTTCATGTACCCCTTCTTCGTCCCGCCCTTGTTGGCGTAGAGCCTTGCGGCCCGTGCGCCCTTGGGAGTGGCGTACTTGCTCGCGGCGTACTCGCGCATGAGCGCCTGCTTGGTCGGCTTCGGCTTGGTCTTCTTCGGAGTCGCGGCCTTAGCCGACTGTCCCGGCTTCTGGTACGCACCCGATGACGTTCTGGCGTTCCAGTTCTTCGCTATGTTCCCCGCCATCGAACTCTTCTTGGTCGCCATGGCTCACCCCTTCTTCACTTTGCCACCGTACTTCTTGTCCCACTTGGCAGCAATCGTCGGATGCTTCGCGTGCATGTACCGCCTCTGCTTCGCTGACTTGTATGGCATAGCACACCTCACCGCCCTCGAACATCTGCTTCATCTGCTCAGGGAACTGGAAAGCAGACTCCCGCAGAACCACCTGTGCAAGCGCCCGCTGCTCCGGGCCGGGCTTGGTCATGGTGCAGTAGGCCTCGTCTGGGAACGCCCGGCCATTGGGGGAGTGCGGCCACGGGCTGTTGTTGTTCTCGTAGCGCACCCCGAATCCGTCCCACACCTTGTGGCCGATGACGTTCTTGCCCATGTAGGCAGCATAGAAGGCCGGGGAGCTGATGTCGTTGATAAGCACGTTCTCGAAGTTGCGCACCACGTGGATGAACTGGTACAGGAACTCGGGCCTGAACTTGTCCCCGCATGTGTAGACGGGGATGCCCTTCTTCTGGAAGACGCGATGGCGCCCCTTGCGCACGTCCTCGAAGAACAGCAGGACGGCAAGAGGCTTCGGATAGTCGGACTTGCGCAGAGTGAGCATCAGGTGATACCAGTCGTCATCGAAGTCCCACAGGTCTGTGCTGTGATACGGGATGAAGATGGTTCCCTCGCCCTTGCGCTTGATGTCGTAGCAGAGATTCGCCATGGCGTAGATGAACGGTGACGCCATCGGCACCACCTCGTACTTACCCTGCTCCTTGGCGTAGTGGTCTTCGTAGTCCAACCAGCTGTAGTAGCGGGGAAGGCCCGTGTCCAGCTCCATACCCGACAGTCCGTTGAACGGCGAGTAGGTTCCGTGCGGGATGACCCCGTTCAGAGGCCCACCGTACCCGGAATACTGCTTCAGGATGGTGGCGTGGCCGTACAAGTCGTTCCAGACGAGCTTCTCGTTGGTCTCGTAGTGCTGATTGTAGGCCGAGACCGCCTTCAGCTCCTCTTCGGTCATGCCTTCGGGCCTGTACATGTGCGCAGCCTCGACATAGGGGATGGAACGAGGCGCTGTGAAGGCCGCTTGGCGTGCTTTCGTGGCTAGAGCGAGGTCGATGTCAGTCATCGAAGCCCACCCTTCGCCCGTTTGGGACGAATCCGACCTCATCGGCCTCGATTTCCTCTATGCAGTCCTCGCAGATGCCCCTGATGAGCGTGTCTACGGGCCAATCGTGGTGGCAGATGCGGCATTTGCGCGTCTTCAAGTCCTCGGGGAACACGTGCGAGGTGCTCATCATGGCTCCTTTGGTTGATTTCGGCCTCTACACGAGTGTAGCACAGCTGTCAATGTGAGCCATTCCCTCTTCTGGTAGGCGACTGTTGCACGGAGACAGAAGTGGGTCTATGCGCGCACACGGTGGCCCCCCCGGTTGGTGGTGGTGGCGGTGCTATGGCTCGCTAGTCGAACAGCTGTTCGCACTGTTAGCCTATGCTAAACAACCTATATAGCATGTAGTAGTGGGGGTAGCTACTGTCTACGTAGTGGTGGTGGTAGGTTAGACTAACGGCTCATCACCCGGAGCAACTACCATGCCAACATAGCAGCTGCTCATCGGGGGTATCGGCGCTAGCAACTACCGTGCCATGAGTAGAGCAGCAACGCAACGCAACTACTGTGCCAACTAGCAGCATAGCGAGTACCATTGTGAGTCATACCGTAGTCATACTAACGGGGGATACAGAAGCTGCTAGGCAGTGGCGATAATCGACGTGTGACAATCGCATAGCGGCAGCCGGGCGAGTGAAGTACCTACGTTCCCGTTCGCGGGAAGCGGCCCCGGAGCAGTCCAGACTAGCGGCGTACCTAGCAGCCGCGAATAGCGCAGAACAGCGTGTGTCGGGAAACCTACGGGGCGGCGTGAAGCCAGCCACACGGACGTGAGTAATACGGTGACAGTACCGCGACGCGATACATAGCAGGCCTACAGTGCGAGTAGGTAGCCCCGTGCAGGAGTCGCCACGGGAAGAGTAAAGCGACTAGCAGAAGCAAGTCGGCAGACTGTCTGCGTTCCCTTCGATTCGTTACAGTGTTAGCTGCTATCTAGGTGAGTACTCGCTAGGTAGTCTCACGTGTGCTAGTTGAGCAGCTACTATCCACACTCAGTACGGCCCCGGAAACAGTCACTAGGTAGTCACTGATGAGACACTGTAACGATGAGCTGCTATCTAGCAGCTCTATCTACTGACTACATGCTATATAGGTAGTAGGTAGTAGTGAACAGCTGCTACCTACTGCCTAGCTACTACTAGGTTAGACAAGGGAGTGAGTCACGTGAGTCATCCAGACGTGAAGATAGGCGAGACTTACAGCTTTGCTAGTGTCACCGGGAAGCGTGCACTAGTCACGGGCAAAGTCACTGCTATCAGTGACGGTGTAGCGACAATCTACAGTGACGGGAAGTATCGCCACGTGGCAGTCGCTACTGCTCGCAAGCCACGCACTCGCAAGATTCGCAGGGTGCGCCGGGCGATAGAGCGCGGTGAGTACTGATGAGACACTACGCCTACGCTCGCAATATACGCCACTACCTAGCGCTCGCCACTGATGAGCAGCGCCGGGAAGGGGAAGCATGGTACGGTAGCGCGGCAGCGGCGAGCATCGAAGCTATATGCGAGCGCACCGGGCTAGACTTCGATACGGTAGCCGGGGCAGTGGCCCTGCTATCGCCACGTGTGCGCTGGTGGCAGAATCTTAGGGTAGCTGAAGAGTACTGCCACGCATACGCACGGGGGTATCGGCAACCGATAGGCTCCGGGCTACCTAGCAACCGCGACAAAGCGTGGCGGTGGCTCCATAGCCGGGACTACAGCATCATCAGCGGGAACAAAGTCACTGCGTTCTATCGCAACCTAACGGGCGATGAGCAGCGCGTGACGGTGGACACTTGGGCAGTCCGTGCCGCCACCCGGTGCAAGCTGGATGCAGTAGACAGTACGGCTAGGTACTACGCAGTAGAGCGTGCCTACCAGCGGGTAGCACGTGACACCGAATGGACACCCGCGCAACTTCAGGCTATAGTGTGGGTAGTCATCAGACAACTAGGATAGGGAGTGTGCATCATGTTTGAGCCAGTCAACCGTTCTGGCGTTCACGCCGACGCCTATCAGGGCGCCACCGTTCTGAGTCCCGGCCCGTCAGACTTGGCAACCGTGCTCGTCGCTATCGAGTACGGCCCGTCTGCTCTCGGCCCCGGTATCCCCTGCTCCGATGCAGCTGCGGCTGCTGCCCGGCGCATCGAATCGTACCGCCACAAGCACGGATGCAGGCAG